CTAGTAAAGAACGTTATGCTGCGGAACTGTTTAATCATATAACCGATAAGGTTATTTTGTTTGCTAATACGCAGGAACAGGCGGATCAACTTTGCGATTACAGTTACCATAGCGGTAATAAGGACTCTGAAGTTAACCTCCTGAAGTTTAAATCTGGAGAGATAGATAAACTTTCTTGTGTATTACAGTTAAGTGAGGGGGTTAACATCCCGAACTTAAAGCAGGGTATTATTATGCATGCATATGGTAACGAGCGTAAGTCTGCTCAAAGATTAGGTCGATTACTTCGTCTTAATCCTGATGAGAAGGCTACCGTACATATATTATGTTACGATAATACTGTTGATGTAGCATGGGTAAACCAAGCGCTACATGATTACGATGATTCTAAAATTAAAAGAGTAAAGAAAAATGTCTGATTATTTACCTGCGGGATCAGAGAATGATCCAAACTCTCCGTGGAATCAAGCGGAGGATCTTTGTCGCTATTGTGACGTAGATGTGATAAGAGAAATGGCTATGTCTATAGTAGATGTTGATAGGGATGTCGATGATATCGAACAGGAACTTTTAGATAATGCCGATCTTTGTAAAGACTGTTATAAAGAACAAGAAGCAGATGACCATGATGACTGGATCAATTGGAGAAACTAGTACTATTGTACTTGAAGATATCGTTCTAGATTTGTCTTTTATGGAAGATTCCAAACTTGTATTGTATAATGACGACCATAATACCTTTGATAAGGTTATTATGGCTCTCATTATATACTGTGAGATATCTTCGGCAAGAGCTGCTCAGTTCGCTATGAAGATTCATGAAGAGGGAAAGGCTGTGGTAAAGTATGGATCTCGTGATAAACTCGAGCCTATTGCTAAGGTATTTGGTGATTTAGATTTAACCTGTGAAATAGAAGACCCATGAAACCTGGAGAATGTTACATAGATGATTACTATGAGCCAGACACTATTGTACTACAGCTTACTAATGTAAGTAATGATTATAGTCATGAATGTATAGTTGTTTATTCAAGTGATCCTGGCCGTATGGAGATAGGCGCAAAGGTGTCACGTTATTTAAATGATGAGGAACTTATACCAGTAGCTATGATCACCATAGATAATAAAGTAATACTAATTAACTTATGAAAGTAGGAGACTATGTAGAGTTAGGAGGAGATGCATTTTATGTAACTAAAGACCTCAGTCAAGACGATTTAATTTTTAATGAGTTGGAAGTACTTGCTATTTATGTAAAAACTCCTAGTGAGTTATACTTTGTTGGTAAAGTATGTAAAATACAATTTCCTAAAAATGGCTCCGGCCTTGATGTGGTTAAACCAATATTTGTAAAAGATGAAAAGCAAGAGACTAACTGACGATGACATGGTAAAAGATATAATCAACACCATGTTTATAATAGCTGGTCATGATGTAACCTTTGAGGACATTAAAGACCGTAAGGACAAATGGTATGAGCAATGGACCATGACTCCTGAGCAAGAAGAAAAGTGGACGGAGTGGATGGTAACCTACTTGCGTAAGCATAGAAGGCTTACCGTTAAGTATGCTCAAAGATCTGCTTCTATGTATAACCTGATGTGGGGCCTAAAGGTCAACCGTCCTGAACTAGAACAAGAGTCTGATTAACATGGATAAGAAGTACAATGCATCACTAGTTAAATGTGATTGCTGCGGGCATCAATGGGTAGCTGTTAAATTAGGCAACCTTATTAAGTTAGAGTGTCCTAACTGTGATACCTTAAGATCTTTTGAAGAAATAAAAATTGAATAACAATGACTAAGTATATCATATGGGCATTAGCATTTATCTTACTACTAGATTGTGCTGCTACAATAGGTTTATACCTATCTGTAAAGGATAAGCCTCTTGAGAGAGAGGACTACCAAATGTTTAAAGCTGTTAAGATACCGGAGGATACTGTATATGTAGACCCGATAACTGTAGGCACAACAACTGATCCTGATGACTTATGAGTACTAAAAAAGTATTAGAAGAACTAATCAAGGAGATGGAACATCTACGTGGTAATAAGACTGTGCCTTATCTTAACCCTTATAAAGGTATAGATGACTGTGTTGAACTTGTATACAAAAAGATTAAACAACTTAAGGAATGAAGACAGAGTATAGAAATCGTTATAGTGATCTAATTATCTTTGAGAAGAAGGATAACGTAATAGAGATGACGGGGTTTGCTGATGGGTACCGTCTAGGCGGATGGCCTGGTGAATCAGGCATGCCTACAGAGAAATTCTCTATGATAGACCCTAGTGGTGGACCTTATATTACTGCTCAAGCAGAATGGCATGGTGAGGAGACAAGTGGTACAGATATGGGATCCTTCCTACCAGAGTGGGCAGGTCTCAAGATAGAGTACATTACAGTGGAAGAAGGATTAGCTAAATTACATTTATGTCATTAACGAGAGAGGACGCGGACAGATTAAAGATTGCTAACCTAGTAGTGTGGTTACAGATGGCTGTGTTCGCAGCAGATGAGACCATGCATATCAAATGGTTTAATAGGCATAAGACTAAGAATATTTTAAATAACTTTAATGATATCGTGGTTAAAGAACACGGTCCATTACTGAAAGCATTCTGGGATATACCTGAGCAACTAGACATGGCAGAGATGTCTAAAAGATTGAGCAAATTTGCAGAGCTCATAACAGATATGAATTTTCTGGAGATGCAAGAGAGTATTGAATTATTAGAAAACTATTTAAAACAAAAAAGAAATGGGAACGTTTGAAGTATGTGTATTATTATTTACCGGTTTAGTTACCGGATTATCAGTAGGTATTGCTATTAGAAATAAGCAAGTTAACCGTCTTAAAGATCAGATTGATGCTGCGGATGGATCATATGCTCGTCTATTAGATTTGTACATGGAGAAATTCTATGAGCTAAGTATTGAGAAGGCTAGAAAAGAAATGCAAACGCCTAAAGTAGAAAAAGTTGTTCAGAAAAAATCACCTGGAAGACCTAAAGGAAGTACTAACAAACCAAAAGAAAATGGCAGATCAACTACCCGTAAGTATACGCGCAAAAGTAGTAAATAAGAGTTTAGAAATAGATCCATTAGGGTCTGCTAAACTAGGTTTATTTATTAAAAGTTTGCAGGAAGGTGAGACAGTAGTCATTACCTACGAAGTGCAGACAGCTGATCATAGTTATGCTCAGTTAAGTAAGTTACATAAGTGCATTAGAGAACTTGCTAACTATACTGGTGACTCATTCGAAGATATGAAACTCCAAGTAAAGTTACGAGCCGGTCTATGTACTGACGATAACTGTAAATCATTTTCAGAATGTAGTAAAGAAGAATTATCTATGGCTATACAAGCAGCTATAGAAATCGGAGAACTTGTGAACTTTAGTCTTCACTAACATCCGTCTGCTCTTGTGTTTCAGGGTTTATCTCAACCATTTTGAGATGACCCTGTTTACGAGCAGCTTCTTCAACCATAACTAGAAAAGATAGTATGGTTGTTACATGGTAGCTATAAGGATCATCTTGATCTCCTTTCTCTACTTTTTTAAGTGTCTCAGTAAAATGGTCGTGATCCTTATAAGGGATACCTTCTAACATTAACTGGTTGAATCGTTGCACATAAGCTACAGGTAATTCTATTTTGATTACTGTATCAGGCTTATATACTTCTACTTGAACTGGTTTTTTAGGCTCGGACATTATACAAATTTTAACAAATATAAGATGGAAGAAGTTAATTTACAAGAAGTTAAAGACAAGCTTTACGAAAAGCTCAAAGAAAATGGTTGGGGTCCCCAACTAGTTAATTTTATTATGACATCTGACTTCGACGATATCCTGTCCTTCCTACTACGTGAGGCACAAGATGGTAAAAGATTCACGCCAAAGGTTAAACATTTATTTAAAGCATTCGAAGTTTGTCCCTTTGATAAAGTTAATGTAGTTATTATAGGCCAAGATCCATATCCGCAAATTAATGTGGCGGATGGTATTGCTTTTAGTTGCAGTAACTTTGGTAAAGTAGAGAAGTCTTTAGACTATATGTTTAAATCTATAGGTAAGACTACCGGTTCTCTTAATAATGACCCGGACTTAACTCGTTGGGCTAATCAAGGAGTTCTATTATTAAACAGTGCACTTACTACTACGATTGGTAAACCTGGTACGCATCAGCTACTATGGAAACCTTTCATGGCATATGTGTTAGACTATTTAGTTTGGAACAGACCTAACTTAATCTATGTATTTATGGGAAAGAAAGCGCAAGACTTTGCGGATTTAATTCCTGATAATAACTATAAGATTATGGTAAGTCATCCTGCCAGTGCTGCATATAACGAAGAACCAGAGTGGGATTGTGGAGATATGTGGAATAAGATTAATAAATACTTGGAGCAAAATGAGAAGCCCAGAATTTCCTGGTAGAATAAAGGTCAAGACAATAGTTGACCCGAGATTTGGAGAAGTTTATTTTGAAATAGAAGCTTCTAAAAGAAGTACAGTTACAAACAAATGTCTATATGATGCACTATCAGACTTTGGTATTGAGCTAGACAGAGCTAAACATATTGTAAAAGATGTGGCAATATCGATTAACACTGGTAAATTTTATCATATAGAAGAAACAGATTACGTAAAATATGGCAGAGAGAGACGTCAAGAAATTGAGGGGGGAGATCCGGCAGGATCTAGCCCAGTTGAATTATGATCTTAACCTAGTAATAGGTAAGTTCTTTACTAATATTCAAAAGAGTTTAGTTAAATACGATAAGTACATTGGTAGTAATCATGCTTTGGTACCTGGTATAAATGACTTCAAGGTTGTAGTAGATCTTGCAGAAGAATTGTATCCAGAGGATGCTCCGTTTACTACTAACATGAAGTTTCGTGGTCAACAAGTTATTATTATTAGGCAGTGCTGTTACCTAATAGGTAATGAATTAGGCCTGACTTACTCGCATATGGTAAGAGTTGTTAACGAAATGCATAAAGAAAAGGTTACTCATCATGCTACTATGTTACACGGTAGTAATAAGACTAAGGTAGCCCTAGATATTAAAGACAAGAGAGTTCTTCCTATATGGAGTAACCTGATGTCTAAGTTGCAAGAGAAGGGAATTACAAAAACATTTGTATCTTTAGATTCCGAAATGTTATGAAAGAATTCTTTGATTATCTAGCCGAAAACGGCATAAGCCCTAATGGATTTTATGTTCTATGGGGTATCGCAAATAAAGTTAGACCAAGTGTTATCAATGTTCATACTGAACTTAGATTACTTGCTGATCTTGATCTTATCGAAGATGCCAAGAAAGGTATTCTTACTGATGCTGGTAATAAAATTATCGATGATGCTACGGCATTATTTGGTAACATGCGAGCTTCCGTTAAGGCTATTGTAGTTACAGAGGATGATCTAGTAGTTCAGTATCTTGAGATGTTTCCAAAAGGTAAGTTACCTAGCGGTAAAGCAGCAAGATTACCTAAGAATGATTTGAAGAAAGCCTTCGAATGGTTCTTTAAGAACTATGATTACAGTTGGGATACAATACTGAAAGCTACTGCTTATTACGTTGACTCGTATGAGAAGAACAGGTATATGTACATGAAGAATTCCCAATACTTTATTCGTAAACAAAGTATTGATAAGACTTGGGATTCAGAACTTGCAGCGTTCTGTGAGATAATATTAAACGGTGGTTATCAGGATGATGATAATCACATAAAAGAGAAAGTGGTATGATGCAAATAGAACAGTTTCAAAAGTTCGAAAGGATTATGTTTAGGGTTATATTAGGTGTAGGTTTATCGGTTATTTGTTGGTTACTTATTGACACATTCCTAACAGATATTTCCTACGTCTGTTCATTAGTTTTAGAATTTATATTTTTTACCTCGGATAAAATTTATAACTTTACTGTCCGAAGAGTCCTTGGATCTAGTCGGACTTAATTACCAACAACATGTCAGAAATCGCTAAGCCCTGGAAGGGGCAGAAAGAAAGCTTTGTCCAAGCTCTTCACTATATGAAGGGTAGGAAAGAAGGGGCTATCAAAAGTCTCAAGACTCCCTGGGAAAAGTTTAATGACGCGGGTACTGACGGTATAGAATGGAACACGTTAACAGTGATCGCAGGTAGATCAGGCGCAGGTAAAACTCTGGTTAAAGATAACATCATTAACAGTGCATTCGTCCTGAATAAGGGGGAGAACTTTAGAGTTTTAGAATTTCAATTCGAAATGATTGGCCGTGTATCTGCCTTAAGAGAATTTTCTAGCGTCGTTGGTAAGTCGTATAAATATTTGTGTAGTGCTAACGGTACCTTAGCAGACACAGATCTACAAGCATGCTATGATTATGCAAAGCAAAGAGTAGGTTACCCAATAGATGTTGTCGAGAAACCGAGAACAGTATTGGAGATAAGATCTATTATCGAGATGTATATGGAAGACCACATGAATCGTGAGGGAGAATTTCCGACATATACAAATACGATTGTAACTCTTGATCACTCCTACCTTGTTAAGTTAGCACCGTTTGAAAAAGATAAACACGAGATGCTTTACAACCTGGCAGAGATGCTTACAGAGTTGAAGAGAAAGTATCCTATTTCCTTTATCATACTTAGCCAGCTTAATAGAAACATCGATAGCCCAGATAGAAATGAAGATGGTAGAGCTGGAAACTACATCCTTACTTCTGACTTGATGGGAGCCGATGCATTATTGCAGCATGCCGATATACTTGTTGGTCTTAACAGACCGGGATATTTTAAGGTTCGCTATTATGGTCCCGATAGGTATATCATTAATGATGAAAACGTTATGGTAATGCACTTCCTTAAATGTAGGAATGGTGATACTAGAATGAGTTTCTTCCGATGCGAATTCGAAAAGATGAGGGTAGTAGAAATACCTGCTCCTCCTACACAAGAAAAACGAATTAATACAAGGTAAAAAAATGGCTATTAAAACCACAGAAAAGTTAGACAGAAGAGCTCGTACTAAAGAGCTCCGAGAATTTCACCAAGAAGTTTTTGAAAAGTTAGGTATACCCGATGCGGTATATGTTCCTACGTTAGCCTACAAACCGGTTGGTAAAGACAGCAAACACATTGCTTTATTTCCAAGTCAGTTGAAGATGAAACAAGATCTTTATTTAGAGTTCGTAAGTCGTGAGATGGAATGTGAAGATGCAAACAGAACTCTTTATAAATGGAAGTTTAATCCTTTCTTCGCAGATGAATACGAAGCAATCGAAAGTGAGCTCGAGGGAATCAGTGAAAGATATCTCGTACCTGTTGCTGAATTAAGTAAGGTAGAGATTGCAGTAGAGGAACCTTCTAAGATGACGCAGTTATCTTTTGATGGCTTTGATGACATAATGGATCCTGATCAGGATGCTCCGTTAGATCAGCTTACTATTAGAGATTTAGCCGCTATCATGTTGAAGCAACCTGTTAGCAGAAAGAAATGGTTAAACGATTTAATAAAGTAACATGGAAATTAAGTTGCCTACAAGTAAGGTTCCTGCGACTAGCAAAAGTCCTAAGAACCTGGTTATTTTTAGTAAACCAAAAGCCGGTAAAACAACCGTGCTTTCACAGTTAGAGAACTGTTTAATCTTAGATCTTGAAAGCGGTAGCGATTACGTTGACGCTATTAAGATGAAGGCAACATCTCTTGACGAAATAAAAGCAATTGGTAAAGCAATCAAAGATGCAGGGAATCCGTACGGCTATGTCGCTATTGATACTATTACAGCATTAGAAGAGATGTGTTTACCATATGCTGAAGAACTTTACACGCGGACTCCGATGGGTAAAGGTTGGCCAACCGAAGGGAAGGCTAAATATGGTAGCATTCTTAACCTACCAAATGGTGCAGGATATCCCTGGTTAAGGGAGGCATTCGTAAAAGTTATTGATTACATCAAGACTTGGGCACCAAGAACTATACTTGTAGGTCACGTTAAGGATACTCTATTGGAGAAGAACGGGTCGAACTTTAATTCGCTAGACTTAGCGTTGACAGGTAAGCTCAAACTAATTACTACATCTAATTCAGATGCGATTGGTTATCTATTCCGTAGAGGTAGTAAGAACATATTAAGTTTCAAAACCACTGATGAGATATCATGTGGCGCAAGACCTGAGCATCTTCGTAATCAAGAGATTGAAATCTCTGAGCTCGTGGATAATGAGGTAGTAGTAAACTGGGATAAAGTATTCATAGATTAATAATTAAAAAATGATTAGTACAAAAAACATCGACACGAACAGCGGCGGTAGCTCTGTTCCTAAAACATTGGCGCCGGGCGTCCATACGTTTAAGATTAATAGCATTGTCTTAGACGAAGTTCCTTACAAGAAGGGAGCTTATAATATGAACCTTAATGTAGAGGGTCCTGACATGGGAGCTGACTTCGAAGGTTTCTTTATTGACAAGGATGATCCTACACAGGGTCGTTACAAAGGTCAGGTGGGACGTATTCGTTTCTCTGAATTCCCATATGCTGATGGCGAAACTAAATCAGGTATTATTATTAAGCGTGATGACGAGATCCTGAAAGCTGTTAACAACATCTGTAAAGCGTTGAGTATGCAGTCTTGGTTAGAGAGTCAAGATAATAAGCATGATACTATAGAGTCTTTGGTAAGTCAGCTTAATGCAGATAAGCCATTTACTGGTAAGTATCTACGTGCTTGTGTAGCAGGTCGTGAATATCAGAATAAGCAAGGCTATACTAACCACGATTTGTATTTACCAAAGTGGTCTAAGGAAGGCTTGGCTTACGAGTCTGCAGATGTTGAAGAAGCATTGAGCAAGGTAGTTAAGTTTAATGCTGATGTTCATATCAAGAAGAGCAAGACCGATACGGTTCAATCTTTTGGAGATGCAACTCCTACTACCAGCAATGTAGCTGGCGACTTTGAATTATAAATAAAATTACTAGGGGGAGTAGGAATATTCCCCCTTAATTTTACCGTTATGATTAGTACTAGATTTTTAATATCCGACATAGCGGATGTACCTACAGTATGGGCATTCGAATATTATTGTAGATTAGATGAGAAGTTAACTGGTCAAACTGTAAAGATTAAATCTTTATTCAATCCTGAAGAACGTACTCCGAGCTTCTGTATTTATTATAACACTTCGGGTTATCTATACAAAGACTTCTCTACCGGCAATGGTGGTAATCATATTAGTTTGGTATCTAAGATATTTAATCTAGAATACTACGAAGCTATAAGAAAGATAACTGAAGACTATAATGAATTCCTATTAAAGAACGACGGAGAATATTCCGTAAGTGCATTCAAGAAACAAGCATCTTATAAGGTATCCGATTACTCTGCTAGACAGTGGAATAATTTAGACGCCGAGTTCTGGTCAAGGTATGGAATAGATTCCGATACTCTTACTGAATATAATGTATTGCCATTAGAATTCTACAAGATGGAGAAAGATGACGACGGAATTGTAGATGAACTTACTATTAAAGGTAATTATATATATGGTTATACTAGGGCGGACGGACAGATCTATAAGGTCTATCAGCCTAAGGTAAAGGAGCATAAGTTTCTGAAGGTAAAAAATTATGTACAGGGTACCGACCAATTAAAGTTTGACGTACCTAATCTTGTTATCTGCAGTTCTCTTAAGGATGCAATGTGTCTCAAGAAGTTTGGTTACAATCTAGAAGTTGTAGCACCAGACAGTGAGAATACAGCAATCCGTCAAGAGGTAATAGATATATACAAGGTTAGATATAAATCTATCTGTACTCTATTTGATAATGATGAGGCCGGTATAAAAGCGATGAAGAAGTATAAGGATAACTTTGGTTTTCCGGGGATACATCTGAAACTCGAGAAGGATTTGTCAGACTCTGTTAAAGTATATGGTAGAGAAAAGGTAAGAACATTCTTACACCCCTTATTAAAAGAAGCATTAAAGAAATGAGTTGGATCTACCAGCATAAAGAATTCACCGAGGATATGATTCCTGATGGTGCTGTAGGATTTGTATACCAGATGGATGTTATCATAGATGGTGAACGCAAGTCCT